CGTCGGTTGGATGAAGAGTTCCAGCTGCGTCTCTAAATACATTAAAATCTCCAGAGAGACGGATACTGGATAAATCTAACATAGCATCTTGTCTTCCAAGCGTAACAGTAAGAATTGGATTACCTCGAGCAAAGGAAACTTTACCAGAAGCGGGTACATTATTCGGTTGTATATTAAGATACTTGCGGCTCATTTTATATTATATTATATAAAATAATTTTGAAATAAAAAATTAAAAAAGATACATAGAAAATATTAATCTATAAATATGAGATCTTTAGGTAAGTTCATTTTGTAAGCGTAGTATTGAACTCCATAAGGAGGAGTATACCCTTTTTTTGGATTTGTTAAATGAGTAAATGTCGGTCGAGTAAATGGAATAATTACTTGTAAATGATCTTTAAACATCCTTTGAAACCACTTCATTAATAATACTTTACTAAAAGCAATTAATATAAAGGGTTTATCTAATTCTTTTAATCTTATACAAATATCTTTCATTTTTGAAAAAGGTGGATTATCAACTACAATATCATACTCTGGAGTATATGAAAAAAAATCCTTATCTTCATGTATAATTTTATAGCCCATATCTTCAAAATATTCTTTTTGTTTTCCATCACAATAAAAAGGAGACCATATTACTCGATCCTTTGGAATATATTCTTCTATCATTTCCCACCCTTTTCTATCAGTAGCATAATTATCACTATCTTTATCATTTGTAAAACTCATTTATATTATATGAATATATTTTTTTTATAGAGAAACCGTAACACTATCCCCTTTAATAGAAACTCTGCGAAGATGGAAAACATAGCAAAATAGAAGCTTGTCCTTTTCCGGTGCTTGATCTACTCCAGCAACAGTCGATTCATTATAGAATAACTGAAGCTGATTGGATTTATTATTTAGATTTGCAACTCCATCATTAAGAGCATAAGCACGACCGATCAAGAAATTACGGTTGTAATCCACAAATGATCGAGGAACAACTCCAGCTTGATTAAGTGCTTTTTCTAATTCAATTAAAGGCTGTGCTGAAATAGATACACCTTTATTTATTTTTGATACATTTATAGGTCTTGAAGGAACAAGCTTATCATCTACCACCATTTGATAAGATGTTAACCGATCAATTATACCCGCTTGACCGGTTCTAATAGAATGTAGTTGTCCGTCCATATCAGTCGCCTCTTCCTCATAAGTTTCTTGAGTTCCACCGATTAATGCTGCTGCTGAATATGTAGTTGCATCAGTCGGCATCACAATCATGGATTTAGCCCTTGTATTTGAAACTGGAACATTCACCGTTGCGTTTCTATTTGTTTTCAATAGAGAATGTTTGTAATTAGTAACACTAGGAATATCAATCTCAATAGATCCACCGTCTCTCATTCTTTTCATCATTCCAGCTTCATACTGTGGATCTAAACCGACTTGCTGGACTACAATTTGAGCGTTCGATATAACTGTTGTAGCTGGATAAGTAGTGGAAGCAGCTAAAAGTTCTGTAGTTCCATCAGCCACTTCAACTCGCTTTGTATCAATAGCAGCACTAAATACAATAAAATTATTCGAGGTTGCTTGGACGCCCGTTCCAACATTACTATTTCTAAATGCTGAAACAGTTAATTTTACAAATCCTCCATCAACTTCTATATTTTGAATTGTGGGTTGAGTTTGAACTGCTACAGCACCTCCAACCGTGAGAGAACATTCTTGGAGAGGATTTGTTTTACTACAGATACTAATCTTCTCACCTTTTACAAAAGGACAGTTTTCAACACTAATCATATTATTCGATTTTGCAAGGAAAATCTCTGTTACATCAGCAGCATTATCAATAGCTAAAGCAGCTCCAGCGGCATTAGTCCCATGAAATACTGGGTTCTGTTGCATTCTTCGATTACGGTTTACACTATCTAATTGCTTAAGATATCTTGCTGGATCTTCAAGATCTACTTCTATAAATAGACCGTCAGTCATAAGGACGGGAAAAATCTTCGAGCCTCCATCAGCAAATAAACCGGTATGTATTGGAAGAGATAATTTAGCAGTTAAGAAATCATCCGCAGTTCCCCAATCTCTACCGGCTGGAACAGTTCCAACTGGCTTATAATATGGATTTGAAGATAGATCAATATTATTAGAAACTGATGTTCCTAGAGTTCCACGGTTTTCAACTGTTGGAACAAGAGAACCTTCCTTCAAGGCTCTCATCTTTTTCATACTATCATCTGTATTATATGAATATTGCATTTGAACTTTAGCATTATAATCACTAATTTCTTCCATTAAAACAGCTCTGTTTCCGGAATAAATGCGAATATTTTTAACTACAGATTGACCTCCAATAAAGGGATCTAGATGAAGGCGGGTGGGAGTTCTACCGGCTGGAAGGGCTACTTTAATATCAAACTGTAAATAACTATTTTTGCCGTCCATGAACTTTACAGTTGGAGGTATTTCGAAATCTACCCTTCGACCGCTCTGTCCCGCCGTGGAAGTATAAGAAAGTCCATTTGTAGATGGAATAGAAACTTGCGTTTGTGAAACCTTAATTTTGTCGTCATTTCTCCAATAAGAACTCATTATTTTATAATATATAAATATAAAATAAATCTTGATAAATAAATTAAAAAAAATTAAAAAAAAAATTACATAGTTCTCCCAACAGCTTGGGTTACTTGAGAAGATACAACATCTCCTCTTGCTTGAGAAGTGATATCTTTTTCTGCCGTTTCTTTTTTATCTGTTGATGCTTCTTCTTCACCTACTCCTTCTGTAATTGCTCCAGCTAAACCGAGAACAGCCCCAGCTCCTTCAGCAACTAAACTCCATGGAGTTATACCTCCAGTTGCTACTCCAGCAACTTCTAAAGCTGATCCAGCAATATTCAAAATATTTCCAACTCTTGAAGCACTATTGCTTCCAAGAGCATCCAATCCACTCTTACCTTCTAATACTCTTGAAACATCAGCTCCAATATCTAAAGCACCTCCTAATCCAGCAATACCTACTTTACCTACTGTAGCAGCTCTACCCGCTAATTTTGCAAGATCTTCAACTCCGGCTTCTTCGACTGCTTTGGCTGCTGCTTTTTTAGCTACTGCTTCTGTTCCAGTCTCAATCCCTTCTGTTCCAGCTCTTCCAGCTACATCTACACTTGCTCCTAATTCATCGGCGGTTGCTGCTGTTGCTTGTTCTCCTTCTCTTAAGGTACTTTGAACTCCTAATTCTGGAGATGGAGGTCGTATACCTCTTTGGATTAAATCTTGTGTTTCTTCTAATGAAGGAAGTGAAGCAAGTTGCTCCTCTTCTTTTGCGAATCTTTCTGCTGCTGTAGTTTTTACAAATCTACCTCCAGCCATGACGCCCTTACCTACTCCCTTTCTTATTTCTTTCTTAAGAACTAATTTTCCACCCGCCGTAGCTCCACTAGTAATATTTTTTTGAAGAGTTGCTTTTCGATCTTCATCTTGTTCTAAATTAGCTTGATCTAACTGCTCTGCAAGAGAATTATTAAAATCAGCTGTAGCTTCATTCAAAGCTCGAGTTTCAGCAGTTTGAGAATTGATTTGTGCTATTGATGCTCCAGATCCATATAAATCCATTTTATATATATATAATATAATTAAATTATTTTATTTTTTTAAAATAATTTTTATTTACCTACTTTTTTTTGTGCTTTCTCATGAGCGGCTTTGAAACTCATACCGTTCATCATATCTTTTTTCATCATATCCATATGTTTCTTGCTGTGATGAGCTGAATGTTTTTCTAATCTTTTAAGTTGTGCTTCAGTAAGTTTTTTCGGTTTCTTTGCTGGAGGTTTTTTTGCTGCGGGTTTCTTCATAGTTTGAGTTGATCCGTACATTTTATATTTTTATATATTTTAATTTATGAATTAAAATAATTTTTTCTCTCCTTCAGCAATTTTAGTTTCAAATCTTACATATGCTGTAGCTGGATTAGTTTGTAGATCTAAATACAAAAATGAATAAGGTTGATCTTCAATTGCTTTTTTATATAAATCCATAAATATATTAGGAAACATGTCTCCATATTCTTCAGCTATTTTTTCTAATTCTTTAGTATTTTGTTGTTTCATTATAATTACATCAGTCGCATTATTTCTAATTAATCCACTAACAGCTCGAAATGATTGAGTTGTAAAAGCAAGTAAACCTATTCCATAATGTCTAAATCTTGTAGCTAAAAATGATACTGCATTAGATTTTTTGAAATCTTTTGTTAAAATATCATCTAAAACTAATGCTATCGAAGGTCTTTCAAAATCTTCATATTTCTTTTGAGCTTCAATTATATCAGTAATCATTTCATCGGTGTAATGATCTTCACAATCAAAATATTTATTCATGAGTTTTCCTTTCGGGTCTGCATTTAAGGTATTTGAGATAATTTTTACAATATCAAACTTATCTTTATACATGTCCGGATTACATAGGAGATTTACTAGTAAATTACTTTTACCTTGCTTAACCGACCCAACTATCAAAAGTAGCGACGGGGGCTGGGGGAGATGAGGATGAATATCACTAAATCGATCATCTGGGTCGGGATCTTTAACTTTAAATACTTTGGGCGGTGCTTTATCCATTTATAATATATTATATATTTTTATTATTTAATTTATTCTTACATATTTCGAAATAATCTTGTTCTAATTCAAATCCAATATATTTACAATTTAACTCTTTACATGCTAATCCAATTGAGCCAGTTCCCATAAAAGGATCTAAAACAACTTTATCTTCTGTAGCTATATTATTTAAAATATGTTTATGAAGATTAACCGGTTTTTGAGCTGGATGATCTTTCTCTTTTGCTTTAACTACTTTATATTTGAATACATCTCCAGTTCCACATTTTATCGGTTTCATAGCTTGTCGCTCCCCGTATAAAATTAACTCATGCTGATGGCGGAATGTGTATCCTAAACTACAGCTTATTTTATCCCATACAAAACATCTCATTCTTTTTACAAATGGATAAAGATGTATATAAAATAAAGGATAAGAATCACTATTGCAATACATCAATATTACGCCATCATCTTTCAAAACTCGATCAATTGATTTAAAAAATATCTTGAACCAACTTTCTAACACACCCATTTCACTTAAAGTTTTTTTATATTTAGTAAGTGTTTTCGAATGTTCCGGTGGAATATATGGAGGATCAGTATACAATATATCTACGGATTTGTCCGGTAATTCATTCAGTAAATCTAAACAATCTCCACATCTTAAATCCATTATATATATTGAAAATATAAAAAAAATAGATTAAAAACCTACCAAAACCATCCGGTAGATATGTCTTTCTCTTTTTCTTTTTCTTTGATAAAATCTTTAATTATTGATATATCAGCTCTTATACTTATTAGATCCGTTTTGATTTTGTTAAGGTTTTGATTGATACTGTGAATATCATTTTTCACTTTCTCAATAGGTTTTGTCTCAAATGGATTAGGATAATCACTCATATATTTTATTGAAATATTTAAATTGAAATTAAAAAATAAAATATTTAATAACATGCAAAATATTCAAACTCCAAGACCTTTACCAGAAAACATAGATGATTGGAGTGATGAAATCGAGGAACTATTAAGTGAATGGGGTGAAATAGCTATGTGCTATGCTTACTTACATAATTATAGTACAAGAAAATATAAAAAGAAATATCAACATTTACAAATACCAATAATTGTATTATCTACTTTAACCGGTGTGGGTAATTTTGCTGTTGATAGTTATATTCCAACAGATTATCAACATGGATTTACCGCTGTTGTTGGAGGCTTCAATATATTCTGCGGTATACTTGGAACTCTAGGTTCATTTTTAAAATATGCTGAAACATTTGAAGGACATAGAATTAGTGCTTTAGCTTGGAGTAAATTGGGTAGAGCAATTGAGATCGAATTATCCCTTCATGATAAAAAGAGAAAACCTTGCAGAGATTTCTTGAAAGTTTGTAGAGCTGAATATGATAATTTACTTGAATCATCTCCAAATATAGATCTTGATATTATCACTATGTTTAATAAGAAGTTTGAAGATAAATATCCAAATGTAAGGAAGCCTATTATTTGTAATGGATTGAAAGCAATAGTTCCTTATAAACATCCAATAGTACAAACTAGAAGTGTTGAAACAATACAAGAAGAAGATGAAACTCAAGAGGTTGTTGAACCTTCTATTCAAGTTGAGG